TACATCGGTACTCAACACGACATTTACTAGAAGGATTCCAAGCCCATATAGCGGGATGATCTAATGGCTGCTGCGGAACAGAAAAAGTCCTACCAGGTCGTTAAGCAGTTTAAAGGGCTTAACACTAAGGCTAACCGCACAGCGATTGATGAAACTGAGTTTTCATGGATTGAGAACGCACAGCCGATTGGTTATGCCAACCTCAAAATCATTCCTACTTATTCCAATGTGACAATTAGCAATACTGCTGTCACTTTTAGCAATACCGTTACCAACCTTACCTCTGTCAATCTTGGCGTTAAAGACTATGTAGTAGCGTTTTTATCCGATGGATCAGCCCAATACTACAATGTCACCGACAATTCCAAGGGCAATGTAGCGGTAGCTGGCACATTCTCAGGCACAAATGTTGAAAGCACCCAATGGTACAACGACAGGATGCTGATTCTTGATCCTGACAAGGGTTACTTTAGCTGGGATGGCAACAATGTCGTATCTATCGGTTCAGTAGGATCAATAGGTATTGTCAATCGGGGATCTGGCTACACCTCTGCTCCTACCGTTATTATTTCAGCGCCCACACAAACGGGTGGACAACAGGCTAATGCCACAGCCACTTTAACTACTGGTGGCGCTAATACGGTGGCTTCCGTAACCGTATCCAACGCTGGATCAGGCTATATCAATGCTGCCAACACTACGGTTTCCTTTGTAGGTGGCGGTGGATCAGGAGCAACAGCAGCCGTCAGCCTAGTAACTTTTGCTACGGGTACGGTATCTATTGCAGTCATTGATGGTGGCGCTGGATATACCAACGCATCCAATACCGTTATCAGCATTACGGGTGGTGGCGGTACAAACGCTGCTGGTCAAGCGATTGTGACTGGCAATGTGGTTACTTCGGTCATTATGACCAATCCTGGTAGCGGATACACCAATACTGCCAACTTGGTGGTCACTATCTCAGGTGGCGGTGCATCAAACAATGCCGTATTGCAGGGAACAGTCCAAACCCAGCAAAATGTGTCCATAGCGACCTTTTCTGGCAGAGTATGGATAGCACAAGGTCGAACAGTCTATTACAGCGCTGCTGGCTCTTATACGGACTTTACAAGCGTTTCTGCGGGTGCGGTCACCTTGACTGATAGTACGCTGCATGGAAACATTCAATATTTGCTATCTGCTAACAACTTTTTGTACATTTTTGGTGACGATTCCATCAATGTGTTCTCAGATGTTAGGGTTACTACTAATGGTACTACGCTTTTTACCAATACCAATGTAAGCGCATCTGTTGGTTCTAAGCGCCCATTTGCTATTTTTCCGTACTTTAGATCGGTGTTGTTTATGAATGACTACGGGGTTTATGCCCTGGTCGGTTCAACAACTTCTAAATTATCAGATTCTTTGGATGGAATGTTTCCTAATATTGACTTTGCAAGCCCTGTTTATGGCGGTCAAGTCCTGATTAACAACATTTTGTGCGCTGCATTTAACTTTAGATACTACGATGCGGTGTTTACTCAGAGCTATCGGTACATCCAAGCAGTCTTTTTTGAGAAAAAGTGGTTCATTACCAGCCAAGGCAATAACCTAGCTTACATCACTTCTGTGCCTGTAGGTGGCAAAATCACACTTTACGGCACATCTGGCAACCAGCTTTACAAGCTCTACAACGATGCTACTAGCTCAATTACTAGCAGAGTGCAGACTGCTCTTATGCCAATGGGTGATCCAATTCGCACAAAACAAGCTCTAAAGATTGGTATTGAAGCAACTGCTGGGGCAAACTCAACTGTGACTATGAGCGCCACCGTAGATAATGAGAATAGATCAAGCAGCCCTTACACCCTTTCTTCTGTTATTGCATGGCAAAATAATTCTTTGCAGACAATCGGCTGGAGCAATAATTCTGGAAATACGATTGGCTGGGGTACTTCTGGCTATGCTTTATACAAAACTGATGCACAACAGTATGGTAAATACTTAGGAATTACAGTAACATCAAGTAACCCCAATTTTGTGCTAAACGGTTTTGAATTTGAACACGAATTAAGAGTGAGGTTCTAGTGACTAAACCCGTATCATCCGTACCCAATAGTTTTGCTACTGCGACTAGCACGATCCCGCTTTCTCAGTTGGATACCGATTTCAACACGATTACGCAGTATCTTAATGACCTGAACAACTACAGTAATTATGTAGCGGACACAGGATCAGCTAACGCCATCATTCTGAACTATCCATCAGGGATTACCACTACTTCGATTGCTACTGGTACTTTCTTGCAGTTTAAGGCTGCAAACGCCAATACAAGCACAACTACCCTCCAGGTTCAAGTCAATAGCTCAACCATTTTAACTGCTACAACTATTTTGAATGAAGATGGTACTGCTCTGACGGCTAATGAGATCCTGGCTGGCGGTATTTATTCCGTTGTGTATAACGGTACAAACTGGATTTTAGCGGGTGGAGGTGCTGGATCAGGTGCTTCTGCTGGTGGTGCGGTGTATGAAAACACTCAAACCATAACTCAAAACTACACTATGACAACTGGCAAAAACGGCATGAGTGCTGGCAATGTCACCGTCAATAGTGGTGTAACCGTAACCATCCCGTCTGGTAGCAGATGGGTAATTGTTTAAAGGAAGAACGATATGGCTAATGTGGCTATAAGTGGAGACACATCGGGTGCAGTCACCCTGACCGTACCAGCAACGGCTGGCACACAAACTGTTACTTTTCCCGCAGCTACGGGTACTGCGATGGTTAGCGGTAATATGCCAGCTTTTAGTGCTTATCAAAGTAGCAATCAAACTATTTCATCATCGACTTATACAAAAGTAACTTTTGATACCGAAACATTTGATACAAATAATAATTTTGCGTCATCAACATTTACCCCAACTGTAGCTGGATATTATCAATTCAATTCGAGTGTAATTCCAGCTAGTTCGACAACATATACCATAATTAGACTTTATAAAAATGGAAGTGGTTTACATAATGGTGGTGCTGGTCCTGGTCTTACAAATTCACCAGCCAATGTATCGGCTTTAGTATATATGAATGGCACAACTGATTATGTTGAAATATATTTATATTTAACTGGAACAACTCCACAAATTCAATCTGGTCAAGTTTTTTCGTATTTTAACGGTGCAATGGTAAGGGCTGCTTAACATGACATTATTTGAAAAAATCAAACAAATTTACCCTGATCTTGAAGATAAAGACTTTACAACTGTTATCACACTTCAAAACGATTCAGACGGCAAAGGCGATTACATTGCTAAATGGGAACACCCAACTCTGCCAAGACCTACTGAGGAGCAATTAGCATGAGCATATTAAACGCAATTACGGCTGGTGCTGGTGGAGTAGCTCTATCTGGCGATACTAGCGGTAACTTAACCATTCAGTCTGCTGGTACGAATGTGGCTACATTTAACTCTACTGGTTTAGTGATGCCATCTGGAACTTATATGTACGCTCCAGGAAGCGTTGTTCAAGTAGTTGGTGCGACTTACTCAACACAACAATCAACATCTTCTAATACTTTTGCCAATAGTGGATTAACAACTTCGATTACTCCAAAATTTTCAACTAGTAAAATTTTTATCCTTGCTAGTTTTATGGCTTATGTAACATCAAATAAAAACCTTAAAACTACCATTACTAGAGGTTCAACCAATTTGGGTGATGCTACTTACGGTATGGGAACTGTTTATTGTTCTGCTGCTGGTATTCAAGGTGGCTTTGCAATTAGCTATTTAGATTCTCCAGCGACCACATCCTCTACTACTTATAGCTTGGCTTACGCAACGGAAAATGGTCCTTCATATCTCTTTTTTAATGGTGAAAAAGCATCAATTACTCTTATGGAGATTGCAGCATGAGTTTAACAGTTCAACAAACAGAAGCGCTTTATAGCCTTTATCCGAGCATCAAAACGACCAATGGAACTGTTGCTTACGATGAAAACGGAGCAGAAGTAGCTTATGACATCAACTCTGTAAACGCTAAAGTGGCTGAAAATGAACAGTCATCTCAAAGCGTTAAAACATCTGCACAAGCGAAGCTCGCTGCTTTAGGTCTAACCGCAGATGAAATTGCACATCTAATAGGAGCTTAATATGTCAGTCGTAATCAACGGTACAGGATCTATTAGCGGTTTAAGTAATGTTGGCGGTATTGCATCTGCTCAAGCTGGATCAATTATTCAGACGGTTAATGCCACAACCAGTAGTTCTGTTTCTACTACAGGAACAACTTATGTAACTACTGGTTTTTCAGCAAGTATTACACCTCAATTTTCTACAAGCAAAATTCTTGTAATGTTAAGAGTGCCTATTGCTATTGTTACTGCAACTGGTGAAGCCGTAAAACTTCAAGTATGGCGTGGTGGTTCTAGTATTTTTACTATTGCGCCTTATGCTATGTTTATAAGTGGTTCAACAATAGGACAAGAAAATGCTTACACTTGCGTTGATTATCTAGATTCTCCAGCAACTACTTCTTCTACCTCTTATACAATTTATTTTGCTTCAGCAAATAATCTTGGAAGTATATATTTTTGTGGGAACAATAATCCAGCAACAATTACTCTTTTGGAGATTGCAGCATGAGTTTAACAGTTCAACAATGTGAAGCACTTTATAAACTTTATTCGCAAGTAGTAACTATTCGTGACGATATTGCTTATGATACAGACGGCAATCAAGTTCAATATGACCTACAAGCCGTTACTACACAAGCAGAAAAAGATGCTTGTAAAGCAGAAGCTAAAGCTAGATTAGCTGCTACTGATTGGTCAGTTTTGCCAGATGTGCAAATTCAAAACAAGTCTGATTTTGACAACTATCGTGCTATTTGTCGTGGCTATGTGCTTAGTCCTGTGACTAATCCTACATTCCCAACAGAACCACAACCAATCTGGGGTTAACATGGGAATCAATGCCTTCACTAAAACTGGTAACACCGTTACTTTTACGGCTGCGGTTACTGCTCCTACCCCTGTCCAAGTCACTAATACCACGATTGGCGGTAATCAATATCGCATCATAAATACTGGTACGACTGTCGTTTTCTTAGGTTATGGAGATACGGCTGCTAATGCGACAACTGCTTCTGCCAATGTGACCAGTAGTGGAACGGCTTTTCCGTTATTGCCAAGCACAGATGAGATTCTCACTTTTGTACCAAATGCCTACTTTACAGGCACAAGTACGGCTAATGCAGTTATTTACATAACCCCTGGCGATGGAGTTTAAAACATGGTTCTCAAGGTTGCTGGAGGTGGAGGTGGCGGTTCTGGTTCAGTAACGCAAGTAGGCGGTAACGGTACTGTCAACGGTATCACGCTTACTGGTTTAGTCACATCTACAGGAAACCTAACCCTTGGCGGTGCTTTAGCCAATGTTGCAAACAATCAATTAGTCAATAGCAATGTCACCATTAACGGATCAGTTGTTAATTTAGGACAAACAGTCACCATTACTGCTGCGCCTTCTGGTACTGCTGGTGGTGATTTAACGGGTTCATACCCTAGTCCAAGTTTAAATACCTCTGGTGTTGCTGCTGGTATTTATGGCAATGCCACTACTGTAGCGCAAGTCACCGTTGATGCTAAAGGCAGAGTAACTACTGCTGCCAATGTCACCATTAGTGGTGTAAGCCCAGCGGGTGCTGCGGGTGGCGATCTTACTGGTATTTATCCAAATCCAACACTAAATACTAGCGGTGTAACGGCTGGTATTTACGGTAATGCTTCAACAGTATCTCAAGTCGTATTTGATGCTAAAGGTCGTGCTACATCCGCAGCTAATGTGGTCATTTCAATCCCGTCTGGTCAGGTTACTGGCTTGGGTACGATGGCTACTCAAAATGCCAATGCGGTAGCAATTACTGGTGGCACGATTAACTCGGTAGCACACTCAGGAGGAACTTTTGCCAATGCCAATATTACTTCCGTTGCTGCTACTTTTCCTAATAGCTATCTGGCTAACTCCATTACTACCCTGGGAAATGCGACTTTAACTCTAGGTGGCACAACTTCTACTGTTGGAAACCTTACTTTAAATAATGTCACGATCAATAGCGGAACAAGCAATATCTCCGCTACTGGCAATGTCACCATTGGTAACACTACCGTTAGCCTTGGCAACACCATTACCTCTGTTGGCAACCTCACTTTAGCCAATACCACAATTATTAGCGGTAACGCCAATGTCACCCAAGTAACGGCTACCAACGGCATTTTTTACAATTCAAATGTGGTATCAGCCAACGCAACAGTTAGCTCTGGTTAC